TGGTGATTTCATGAAGGTGTTGTTCCTTCAGTGCTTGTTCTTGATTTTCAAGAAGTGCGGCAGTTACCTTTGTCTTATAACTGTCACCAATTTCAGGAAGTTCTGGGTGGTTAAGAACGGGTGCCCATTTCTCCTGTAGTTGGTCATACGGTGTGTTGTTTTGATTGAAATCCATTATAGATTCTCCTTTTGACTCGTTAGTTTATTGAGATTTCCTGATATGTATAAAACTTTGACCTTTACGACACCTTATTGTAGTTTGAGTGTCTACCAATTGTGCTAGTGTACCTATCCATAGGTCCACCCTCTGAAATTACTTGATTTGTTGTTTCAGCCTCTTCGGTTAAAACGGGTGTATTGTTGAAATAACTTTCTCTTAGAACTGCAATTTTATCTCGGTATTGTTCCTCTGTTTCAAACTCAATACCTTCAGTCAAAGATGCAAGTTTTTCAACTTCTACATCAGTTAAACCATCTGCTTGCTCAACAAAGATTTCACCACATCGACTTGATAGAATTTCCTTACGAAGTTCAATGTTTTCCTGTAGTGATTTGTTCAATTCTTCTTCTAGTTCGTCCTTGGAGGCAGTGACTTCTTCTAGAATGTCATACTTTTCATCTGGTACATCGATGTAGTTGTTTTCAAATAGTACCTTAAGTCCAGAGATGAAGTTCTCTGCAACTTCCATTCGGATACCATTTTCGAGAGCAAGTTTATTTTCTTCAACCCACTGCTCTACAACATAACCGAGATAATCATCTAATTTTTCAGAAAGAGTGTTGCTCATTTCTTCGATGTTCTCAGCAAGAATTGTTTCGTACTGTTCTAGAAGACTTGCTTCTACTTCAGAAACTCTTTCGTTAATGGCTGCTTCAAAGATAGTTGCTGCCTTGGACTGGAAACCTTCAGATAATTCTTCTCCATCGAATAGAGCATTCATTGTCTGTTCCATTCTTTCCTGTGGTGTACCACTTGGTTTTGGTGTTTCAAAAGATGAAGGACCCTTTGCTTTACCAGCAATTGATGCCTTGTTCTTCTTATCCTTACCTTCAGTACCCTTATCTGTATCAATCTTGGCGTGCTTTCCTTCAGCATCCTGATACAGTTTTGGATCTTCTTCAGATTTTGGGTCCATTGTAGGAGTCTCTGCTCCTGCCTCGTTTAGATGTTTATCGTCATAGTCTGACATGACTGACTCCTTTTGTTGTTTTGTCTTATCTAAGATTCGGTGTCCTTTAGTTGCAACAGACTTGGCTGCTCTTGTTGCCGCTCTTCTTACTAGTTCATCTGCGTGTGGTTTTACTGCGGGGTGTTTGTAAACTTTATTTAATACTTTACCTGCACCCTTTACTAAATCTACCACACCTTCTTCTACTTCTTCTTCACCAGTTTCATCATCTACAACAGTCTCCTCTTCATCGGGAGACTCAAGAATTCCTTTGACTGATTCTAGTAAATTATCTTCTGGCATGTAAAAACTCCGTAGACTGTCTGCTTTATTTATAAAAAATCATAATTTTGACATGAAATCTTTGAAAGCAAAAAGTGCCTTTTCTTCTAATTCTCTTCGAGATGCTTTCTGAATCATTTGATGATATTCGTGAATTTCCTTTTCTCGAATCACACCATTGTCCCAAATCCACTCTTTACCTTCCATGATACCATTTACAAAGGCATTTGGAGCAGATGGATCTGCAACGATGTCCACTGCTGAAAGCATGAAGTCATCCTTAACATAATTAACGCCATTCTTTTCCTCAAGTGAACCCATACCACGGGAAGACACACCAAGTTGTGCGCCTTCTTTGACAAGATTCTTTGCAATGTTACCCATAGGAGTATCGAGAAGTTTGGCTTTACCAATACAATCGTTACCCTCAAACCTGAGGTCTTTAATCATATGAGAAACACGGTCAAGATTTACAGTTGGACCTTGTGGGTGATTGAGTTCACCTAATGCGCGATTCTTCCGAACGAATGATTCGTTGTATCGTTTTACTTCGTTTTCCAGAATACCTCTTTTGTAAACTCTACCATTTCGGTTCTTTTGCTCTGCTTGCATGAAGACACCTTGAATGAAGTGATTTTTCTTACCATCTCCATCCTCTTCGATGAGGTATTGGACATCTTCAATCATTTCTGTGATTAGTTTCATGATTGTCCCTTTTGTTTTTCTTGATGTTCTCTATTTCTATGGTATTCGATTTTAACTTTATCTTTTTGTTGATCACTAAGTTTCATATACTTATCTTTTTCCATACCATAAATGTAGTTTACTCTACCATCACCTTTGGCTTCTCCAAGTTTATTAAGAGCCTTTGAGATACCCTTCATTCTCTTTGTTGTTCTTGGACCAAGTTTGTTATACTGCTTGACTGCATCTCTTCTTGTGTCAGAATCCTTTGCAGTTGCATATCTTTCACCCTGACGACCTTTTTGATACTCTGTTCGTCGAACATCAGCACTGGCAGCCTTGGTGTAATTTGCAAGAGTTCCTCTGCTTAATTCTTGGAGGTCGGTGTCTTCTTTAACTTTCTTTTTAAGTTCTGGAAAAGCCTTACCATGATCTCTAACTACTTTTCGCATTTTTGCTTTTCGTGCGACCTCATTTCCTTTATACTTTGAAGCCCAGTTTGGATCTTTGTAGTCTTCTTCAACTTCCTCTTCTTCATCGTCCTTCTTGACTGCTTTCTTCACAGTCTTGCGACGATTCTTGAGGTAGTCATCAGAACTGTCTGAATCACCGTCGTTGTCAACATCACTGTCTTCTGCATCAACAGGATCTAAACCTTCACCATCATCTTCTTTGTCTGTCTTCTTTGCATACTTTTGTTCTTCGTCACCATTCTCGTCATCGCCATTTTTCTTTGCTTTTCTCTTCTCAGCAAGACTGGCAATACCGATTGCATCTTCATAAGTAGAACCAACGACATCTTCTTTGATTCCGTTAATTGCATCGTTTAGTTTAGAATAAAGCAGTTCTTCTGTCTGTTTCTTGGCAGAAGAAATATTATCGGATAATACTTCTTGAATGATATTTTCTGTTGACATGTTGAGTCCTTTATTTGTTAAATTGTTTATCGCAGAACTGTAGTACCTTAATAAACTTATCTTCCGATTCTTCCAACATACCCCTCATAGTCTGCTGATTCTCTTTGTTAAGAGTGTCATGAACTGAGACTATAGAGTAGGCATGTTCTGGTGTAATATGTATACTTGTGCCGTCTTTCGTCTCGAAAACGACCTCTTTTTTCTCTGATAATACTTCCTGTAGTGCTTTAATAATGGTCATTTTTTTATCCTTATTTTGCTTTCATTTCTTTTGCGAGCATTTGAAGCATCTGATTCATTTCCTTGTCCTTCACACCAGAAACATCTACTGTCTTACCTTTGATTTTAAAGTTTCTTTTGGTTAAACCAGCATTTGATGCCGAAGTAACAAATTTCTTCGCGTCTGATGGAGACTTGAAAGTATATGCTTCCTCTACAGGTTCTTCTGTAGGAGTCATTATGTCTTTTGAAATGTCTAAATTCTTATTGACAATAACCTCACCCACACGGGTATCCATTTCCGAATTAAAAGCGGCAGCGAATGCCTCTTTATCATCACTTAGAATAGAACCAATCATTTTAGCCATATCATCCATTAGTATTCTTCTCCCATGTCTTCTTCACCTTCAGGTGGACCTTCTTGTTGAATTTGAGAGTCGATGAGTTGTATATCTTCATCGGACTGCTTTAGAACATTTCTGCGAATCCATTCGGTTGAATAGTACTTACCTATATATTCATCCATTTGGCTCAACAAATCTAATCTTTCTTTTAGAATTTCTGTATGTTTCAGTTCACTGAAATGAGAATCTTGATTAAAGATGAATCCAATATCTGGTGATATATTCTTCCAATCATCCTCTGACATGATACCCTTGAGAATCAATTGTGTTCTTAGAAGACTAAGGAATAACTCAACGAACCGCATTCTAAGTTTTTCAATGAACTTGAAGAACTTTACTTCGTCTCTTGTAATTTCAGCAGAACGACCAAGATTGAAACCATTATCAGATTCCATTCTACTAATAGGAACATTCAATGACCTATAAACTTTTCGGAGTAGGTATTCGACATCTTCCATCTCACCAAGATTCTGTCCACCATCAAGAGTGGTAATCTCAGTACCTCTACCACCTTCTCTTCTTGGCAACCAGTAGTCTTCAAGCATATGCATGTGCTGTCTACCGTCTTTAATTTCACCAGTAGAAGCATCGTATGTAAGTTTATTTCGATATCGGTTCATAATATCACGGAGATATTGTTCTGCCTTATTCTTTGGAAGATTACCAACATCAATATAGAAGATTCTTCGTTCAGGTGCGCGAGAGATGCGATAGATAACAACCGCATCTTCAATCTGGCGAAGCATGTTTAGTGGTCGAATTGCTTTTTGTAAATAACCAATTACTCTTTTTGAATTACCATCAATGACACCAGAGTGGGTATAACAAATTGAATCTGGTGCGATTTTAATTCCAGTAGATGGAGTTTGAACAGGAGAGTTTTTATCAGTGTTGGTATAGACAAAGAACTCATCTACTTTCTTGACAAATGGCACCTTTCCAGTACCAATGTGTTGTTGTTCTTTATCAACTTTTCGTATTTTCTTAATCTTCACAGGGTCAATTGCTCTTAATTCAGAAATGCCTTTTTGAGGATTTTCTTCATCAATCAAAATATGAAAATATAATTTACTATCCACATACCATCTTCTGAAAAGGTCGTTGCCTCTTTTATGGAATTCTAATAGTCTTAAAATACCATCATATTCAGTATAGATTTTATTTTTAATTGTATCTGACAACTCGACATTCTCTAAGTCCAATTTAATTGGCTTATTGTCGGTATCCATGATTATTGCTTCGTTTACAATATCTTCGATTGCTTGATCAACTTCAGGAAACATCGAAGATGTTCTATATTGCTGAATAAGGGCATTCTCGTCTCGAATTCCACCATGAAAATCAACGAAGGCACCAAATACACCACCTGTTTCCAGTGTGTAAGTGCCATCGTAACTGTCTGGTTCTACGAAGGACTTGTTTTCTTTTGCTTCTTGGGGACTGATTAGTTCTTGTGGTTTTTTTCTTCCAATCGAGAACCCGAAAATGTCTAGTGGCATGATATAACCCTCTTTATCTGGTTTCTTTTACTTTATATGTATAAGAAATTCAAAGGAGATGAATCACTGCTCTTACTCGTCACCATCACCAATTAAATAATCATATGCAAATGTAACCGAATATTCTACAAGACTATCAGCAGTATCATACGATAAATTAATCGCACCTATTGCAACAGGCCAGGCATTGACAAGTTTAATCAATCGTTCTTTTATTGGATTTCCCGACATATCAACTTGTTGAACAGTTATTTCTTTGAAGTATGTTGTATTCGTTCCTGTCAATATATCTACAGAATCTACTACATTGTCTTCGTGTTGATTAAATTGCTCATGCCACACTTCTAACATACTTCTATGATTTGGTTCTGCTGTATCTATTATAGTAACTGTCCATTCTGCATATGATCTATCTCCGGGAAATTTAACAAGTCTTCCCCTATAAGGAATATTGATAACACCAACGGTTTCTGGGGGCATTGAACCTGCCTTTACCAAAACAGGATCAATATCATCACCATCGACTCCGGGAATCATAATTTCAAACCTATTTGGACGAGTACCACCGTCAAATGCTGCTTTGAAGTTTCCAATTTGATTACCAGATGACATTTAGATTACCTCAAATAGAGTCTTTTAGTTCAAGATAATCATATGCGAGTGTCACTGTATACTCAGTAATAGTATCAGCGGCATCGTATGATAAATCAATTGCTCCTACTTCAACAGGCCAGCAGTTTATCAGTGAAATGGTTCTATCAGGAATTACTGT